AGCATCAGCAGCAGCATCAGCAGCATCAGCAGCGTCATCAGCAGCATCAGCAGCATCAGCAGCGTCAGCAGCATCAGCAGCATCAGCAGCGTCAGCAGCAGCATCAGCAGCGTCAGCAGCAGCGCGTGCCTTCTGTCGCGCCCGCTCAGCCGCCGCCTTACATTCAGACAGACTGGTTGCTCTCTCGCAGGCAATAGCTTCTTGTTCCAGACCTACCGCCCGTAATCCCAGCGTCAAGGTTTTGTTTACCGACCACTTTGCTAGAAACTCAGTTCGCTCGCGCCGCCTCCCACCGTCACGAGTGCCCACAATTAGCGGAACCAACGGTTTTAGAAGTTCGTCGCGCAGATCACTCGGCATACGGTCATTAAGTCGAATACCATATCGGCCAAGAACAGGGCACGCACACTCTGGTTTATCACTGTGTTCCTCGCCAGCAAACCAAGATGCCATTTCCATGAAACACATGCCTTGCTCTGGTGAGTTGTGCTTACCAACTGCCAAAACGACTTCTTTCACTTGGCTAAAATCGTAAGTCATATCACTTCCTCCTAAATATCCGCCGCAACAGAGACGGCCTTTGCATTGGTTTGGCGCGCGGAAAGTCCGATTGCCTTAAACGTGGAGGCGCATTCAGGTGAGCAGGCTCACCGTTGCGGGTTGCTATTGCTAGACGCCTCATAGCGAGGCTATCATGTAGATGACCGCCGCACCAAGGCAGAGCCACACCATTGAACGGACGAAGTCGATAAGCATTTCTTTGGTTGTCATGGCTTCCTCACTTTGTAGCGCCGCGCGATGGTTTTCTGGATACGCTTGCGCCGATTTTCGTCTTCATAGTCCGCGACATGCTGACAATGATTGCCGTCGAAATACGAGGCCTCTGAATATGTGGTGGTCATGATTGCCTCGCTTTAGCGATGGCGTCGCGGCACATATCAGCGCAGCGGACTTGCTCGCTGTGGCTCGGTGCCCCGCCGTCTTTTGCTGTAGACTTTGGAATAATACCAACACGAAGCGCCTCAAGCAGATCTGGTGCGGCGGCGATTAGGCGGGCGTTGGATCGATCAATGCCATCTCCACCGGGGGTTCCGTCACTGGACTCAGCAATGAGCACGCCAGGCTTAAGAAACCATTGCCCAGCATCACCCCTTTCCCATGACCAAGGCCCTTTCGTATACTCAGTCACACAACTTCTCCCGTTGCAACCCAAAGTTCATGGCAGTCAAATTCGTCGAGGTGCGCCTGAAGGTGCTCGTGGGCATTTTCTAAATCATCCATACACTGAAGGCACAGCGAAACAGCCTCGCGCTCATTAAGGCCAGAATATGTGTGGCCGATTTTTTCAGCCAGCCCTTCACGCATCACGCGATGCTTATTAGCCGCGTCTATAATGCGCTTAAGCTGCTCTTGGTTAAATTTGTCTGTCATTTCGATCACCCTTCGTTGCTTTGTTGAGACCTTTATATATGCGCGAAGGCATACTGTCAATCGGTATTTTATGCACAACGTCATAATTTATTTACCGTTCAGCGCTTGACACTCTAATGCCTATGTGCATAAAGGGGGCATGAATGAAATTCAATCAATCAGAAAAGAGCTTGGTTTTACGCAAGCTCAAATGGCCGACGCCCTAGGGTTGCACCAAGCGTCAATCTCACGTTTTGAGACAGGACGCCTTGAGCTGGACAAGCGAACACTGCTCGCCGCTCAGGGTCTTCTGGCTTCTCAGAACCGAGATATTTCAGAATGACATTCGCCTGCTTACGTACCCCCAAGTCGCTAGGGCAGGCGATAGCGGGGGGAGGGGTGTCCACCCTTTCCCCTTCCCCCGTGACTAACTCATAATCAAGCAGGAATGCGCACATGAACAACAGGATAGTTGTATCTTATTTAGCCGCGATTTTCATTGTCGCAGTCGTGCTTGGCGTGGCCTTTGGGGGTTTGTTGTGACCGCGCCCGTCACCATAGGCCGCGCCACGCTCTACTGCGGTGATTGCAGGGATATTCTGCCGACGCTTGGCAAGGTCGATGCTGTTGTGACTGACCCGCCTTATTCAATAAGTGTGGCGGGGGTGGCGCATAAGAGTAAGCCCGGCAAGGGAACGCGTCGTTTAGACTTTTTTGAAGGTGACGACGATTGGCCGACTATGACTGCGCTTGTCGTATATGCACTTGATCTTGCGATAGGCATGGCCCCCCTAACAATTGTTGCATGGTGTGGCCACAGGCAGATCGGGTCTTTGACAACGCTTTTTGAGGAAAACGGGTTTAGTACCCGCCTGTTGTTTTGGGAAAAGTCCTGCCCATCACCAGCACCTCCAGGTTCGGGTTTTGCGCAGTCCATTGAGCAGGCGATTTACGCTTACAAGCCAGGGAGAACTTGGCGGGGGGGCTCATACGACTTAAACAGGTTTCGCTGTGATAGTTACCGCCACGGGCAGCCCGGAAAGGTTGATCATCCGACGCAAAAGCCGCTTAGTCTAATGAAGTGGAACTGTGAAAAGCTGACGGCGAAAAACCAAACCATCCTAGACCCCTTCATGGGCAGCGGGACAACCGGTGTTGCGGCGGTTCAGATGGGCCGTAACTTCATCGGCATCGAGAAAGAGCCGAAGTATTTCGACATAGCCTGCGAGCGCATTGAGCAAGCTCAACGCCAAGGCGATATGTTTATTGAGCAAGCTGAGCCAACCAAAGCCGTTCAGGGCGACATGCTGAAGGATGAAACATGAAACTCTCCGAAAACCAGAAAAAGCTGCTCGCCTACATCAATGAGTTGGCAAGATGCGGCAAGACAATGCCCACCAATAAGGCTTTGGGCGAGATCCTCGGAATAAACTACATAAGCGCAAGCAGGCTGGTCTCTCAGCTAATTGATCTGGGGCTCATAACCTCTGCTAAGGCGGGCTCTAGGCGCGTGGTCACTGTTATCAAGACAGGACTTTCAACCGCGCGCCCTCAATGCAAACAAGACGTTGTGATCGTGCGCCCCAAAATAACAGAGATCATTCAGGCCACCGCTGACGTATTCGACCTAATGCCAAAAGACATTACGCAAGACTGTAGATCATTTCGCTACACAAATCCGCGCTGGGCAGTTTGCTACATCGCTCACAAGCGCGGCTATAGCCAAGCAGTGATAGGGCGTGTCTTGAACCGTGATCATAAGACAATCTCTTACGGGGCGCGCAGAGCCGTAAAGTTATATCGTGGTGATAGAGGTTATGCAGCAAAACTGCGCGCAATCGAGCACAGTCTACCAAGAAACAGAAAGTTTTATTGCGCCCCGCCAAGCCAGTCTTCAAAAGCTTCCCAAGCAGCCACAGCCCCAAGAGCAACACAGGCAAAGCCGCCAGTTTGTGCGACGGCTTCCAGATATTCGATTTGACTTTTTGATAGTTTTGCAGCCTTGGAGCGAGATTTCATTTCACAGACAAAGGTTGGACTACCAGGTATAATTATGTCACTAGCTCCAGTGATAAAGCCCCCAGCAGCCTTGATGCTTCGCGTGTACTGAGCAGAACGATTTCCTTCATTGCGAATGTGCAAAGCGACGGCCCCATAAGTTTTTGGGTATTCTTTTCGCAGTCTATTAAAAAACGAAGCCATTTCGGCTTTTTCAGACGGCTGGGCTCCGGATTCAGGGGTTCCGTATTTTCTATAGCTCACGGCAAGACCAACCATCAAACGTCTTATTTTTTCCGGAACAAATAGGATATAGCAGGCCGGGTGTCACACCCTTCGCTATAGCAAAATCTGATTTGGTCCCTATAAAATTTGGTTGCCCAGATTTGAACCAAATCCTAACAACCTTACAGGCCGTGTTATTCGCTACCCCGCCTTTTTTAGGATAGTTTCTTACCCCTACAACCTTCCAACCTTTATAAGAAAAAAGATAACCTGATTGGACCCTTTTTAGACTCTCAAGAGAAAGATCATATTTTTCTGAAATCTCAAGGTGCGTGGCTCTTTCGACTCGACCATCAGCATTCCACCATATAGAAATTTTTAATTCCGTATGCCAATGGTTCTTTGGATCCGAAAGTCTGTTTCGGGCTTTAGCAGCTATTCTTTTCCTCGTTTCCTTGCTGCGCTTTCTACCTCTATGGTAATTCGCGACTTTATCTTTCCAATCTTGGCTTCTGGGAACTCCAGCTAGACCTCCTGAACCGCCAGGAGCCAAATTGCATATCAGATCGGAATGTAAAAAAATCAAAACCTTTTCAAGGGACAGGGAGCATTGCTCATACATGTTAACTTTAATTTTTCTGGGCCTGAATCCATGCTTTTTGACTATATGGGACCAAAATCTGCTTCGCCCATAAATAGACGAATACCTCGAGGCACACCCCTTACCAATATAGAAAAGCTGCCCATCGCTTTTGCGATAGTGAGCGTAAACGTAGAATTTTCGTTCTGGTGACATAAACCCTCGCTAGTTAGGTTCGCTAGATAGTGTGCGGCAGGATCGCTAGCGGACGATCTTTTCGGGGATCAGCCTAGCCGTTCGGGCACTTTATCAGGCTCCCGGCCAAAATCAAGGATACGGAAAAACCCCGAACCCCTATCCTTAAAATAACTGATGGTCTCAGGTTTGCCTTGAGCGGTTGCTCTTTCAAACCTCTCTAAGTCTTCCACTTGCTTGGGAAAGCGAGGCTCTTTCATAAACCAGCACGAGAACTGTCGGTGAGGCGTGACGAAATCAGCTCGTATCGTGGCATTACCTTTTTGGCTTATGCTTTCCTTTATCGTCATATCGAGAATATCATCAGTCTGAATCTGGTATGGATCTCGTTTCAAAGCCTTGAATTCAGATATTAACTTATCTCCAGGATTTATGATCTCCGCCTTGCAGGCATGACAATACCGAGCCGCGATGTCGTTTGGTTCATTACATTCAGGACATGGCTTGCTGGTCCAGTAATAGCCACAACGCTCATACTCGCCGCGTGGACCGCTAGGCAGCTCGCCCATGCAGCGTCTGCCATAGTGGCCGGCGACAGGGCCGTATTCGCTCATCACCTGATCGCCAAAGACATCTAGGCAATATCCATGCTTGTCTTTCTGAAAATCGAAATAATCAGGGTGCACCGTGAATTCATTTACGTGCCGACAATCAGGGCACTCAGCATCCAACTTGGCGCCCTCGCCGGGGCCTTTCCCTGCTTTGATGACAGGCGAATATATATCGCCGTCTGGGAAGTGAGTTTCGACGTTGCTGGCATAATCCAGAAGCAGGCTATCTGTCTTGCCCTCATGCAAGCGCCAAGCTCGCCCAAGGATCTGCTGCAATAAAGCCGCGCTTTCGGTATAGCGCAAAAGAGCAATGACCTCTGTGTGCTCGACATCGAAGCCCGTGGTCAAAGTACCAACCGAGACGAGATAGCGGAAGCTCTGAGCGCGATAGTCAGCAATGATTTTCTTGCGCTGGGCCTTAGGTGTAATCTTTGTATCGCCTGTAACAAGCCGCACGTTTTCAGGCGGCAAGCTTGCCATAATCTCTTCAGCGTGCCGGATCGTCGCAGCAAACAGCATGACGCCGCCTTTTCGATCACGGCTTTGCTCAATTACATCTGCAACGATTGCAGCGGTCTTTCGCCCGTGACCAACGAACGCTCGCTCAACATCATCATGGTTCATCTGGCCGTTCGGAAGCAGGCCTATCCGACTTGTGTCGTATCCCTGATTGATCGCACCGATCTGCATTGGCGTGATAAAACCCCCATCTAGCATTTCGCGTGCTGAGACACGGTAGACGCATTTTGAGAAATATGGATCTCGGCAAGTGTCATCGCCATTCGTGCGGCCATCAGGCCAGATGCGAAACACAAAGCCAGTGCCCATACGAAACGGCGTGCCAGATAGCCCGATAACGCGCAGATTGGGATTGGCCTCAAGCATCTGCTCGACAATGTCTTTGATGGTTGGGGTGATCCCATGGCATTCATCAATGATGACAGCGCAGTACCCGCCATTGCCTGGCTTCTTGAAACGGCTAATTGAGTTTTTAACCGTGCCCGGCGTGCCAAACACAACCACATTCCGCGTGGACTTTGCACCCGCGCTAGCACTGAATATCGAGGCACGCTCGCCTGTAAGCAGATATTTTGCAAAGTTCTGCTTTACCAGCTCGGCGCTAGGCGCAAGACACAGCACACGCTTCCCGCTGATCTTGTTTAGCTCAGCAGCAATTTTGGCGATCATATAGGACTTGCCGGCAGCAGGAGCCGCGTCGATCACGCACGGGCTTACCGAGCGCCGCACTTCTGTTAGCGCAGCGTCAACACAGTTTTGCTGGTATGGGCGAAGCGTGAAGGTCAACGGCCCGAGTCTTTTCTCTTGGTGCTTTTTATATCGTGCGCCACCGACCTGTCAGCAGTTAGTCGCCACTGTTCTTCGTCAAGGTAAAGAGCGCATTCGTTCTTTATCCATGAAAGAGGTACTTTTTCTGAGTTGGTTTGCCTTCCATCGAGCCATGAAAAATAGGTTATTAAGGCGCTATCCCCGAAAACCTTGAGGACCAAAAATTGGTTCAATATTTTTCCTTTGGAATCAAAAGAGTGACCAAAAACCTCGAAACCTGTAGAGGCCATTAGCTCCAGCGCCCTTGCTTGGTTAAGCGATAAAGCCTCAAGAATATCTTCAAGCTGGCTGCTATCTAAATTTTTGCTCTTTCCCATTACTTGTCTCCTAAACCACCTCAACAGCAGCAATATCCCATGCATAACCTGTCTTGTTCCAGCGCAGTTGACTGGGCGTATACGTGTACTTGTCATCAATGCGGCCATTGGCGAACTGAACGCGCAGCCGCGTCTCTGGCGGCATTAAATCTGGAAACGCGCCGGGGTTTTCATGGAACCCTTCATCTGGGATTGTCTGTGCGGGGGTCACGTCAACTTCCAGTAGTTTGACGGCTTGCCTCTAAAGGGCTCAAGGTCGACATCAGGGCAGTGCTGTTTCACGACTTTTGCGTAAGACACCGCGCCCTTACGTTCCACATTAGTGATCTTCCTGCCCGCAAAGACAGCATCCTTGCCATGCGTCATACCCACTATCTCATCAAGCAAATCGCGCTTGCGCTCAGTGGCGCGCTCAATGGCTTCGTTTAGCTCATCCCATTCAGCTGCCATCTTGTAGGCCTGCGGTGTGTCAATTTGCACCCTCTTGGGTTGTAGATATTCGTCAGGGTTGTTTTCAAGTTCGCTCAGAAACTTTTTGTGGAACTCGTAAAGGTGCCCTATGGCCTCATCGAGCCAATCTTTGTCTGGTCTTACAGCCTGAAGCTTATTGCCGTTAGGTGCCCATTGGTAGAAATGCCACCACTGCCGGCCTGTCACCCACAGGCTGAACTGAACTTGGGCATAGTAGTGCGGCTGCTCTTGCAGAGACTTGAACTGCACGGGCGCTTCAGCCTTGCGGAGCGAGTACGGACATTTAATCTCAACACCGCCTTTGTCGCCTATAAGGCCATCAGGGCTTATGCCTGCCCAGTCCGCGTGCGGCACAAACCCAACCTCTTCGACTTCATGGGTTGTCTCAATGCGGTAATCAATCAGCGCGCCAGCCTCATTGTTCTGGCCCCAATCTGTAGCCACATTTCCTTGGAACTCTCGCTCAGCACCTAGCGCATCGCGCACCATGGAGCGCATGGCGTCTTCGCGCGTCATATAAGGCGACAAGCCTAATATCGCGCCTACCATGCTGGCAGTAATGCGACCCTTGCGGGCTTCGAACCATTCGGGGGAGAGTTGTTTCATGGTGAAACCTTCTTATATCCCGCGACGCCCCACATTGTTTTGCTTTCATCACGCGGTCTGGGATCTCTGTACTTATGGATCTTGCAAACCTGTTGAGGGAGCAATATGCTTGGATTGGCTTTAGGTAGTTTCTCAATGCACTGAGGGCACTCTACTCCATAAAGCTCTCGAGCTGTTTTTTTAGCCTCTCTCAATTCGCGGCATTGCTCGCCATAGTCAGACATATATCTTCTCCATTAAAAGTGGCAGACTTTACGCACCCGGTCTGCCAGCGGGCCAAATGGGGTGAGGAGACCCCTGCGTTCGATTTTAGAACGGAATCCCTGCCTCATCATCACCAAGACTTGTGTCTGCCTTGGGCTCTTCAGTAAGCCGTAGCTCCTTGCCTTTTTGAGCAACCGCACAGACCCAATTACCGTCGATCTTACCTTGCGACGTTTCCATTTCCCAAACCTTCAGTGTGATCGCCATCGCCTTGTTAGCCAGCGCCACCAGAAGCTCATCATCAGATGGCTCAGTGCCCTTTGCCGCAAGCTTACCTCCGCAATTGGCATCGATTGCTGAAAACATCTTGAGGGCATTGTCGCGTTTTTTCTTTGGGTCTTTGGCTTTCGGATCATCATCCTTGACCCAAAGCTTCTGGAAGACAACGCGGTTCTTGACGGACTCTGGCTCCATCACATCCCAGCGCAAGCTGACAAACGCATCTGCGCCATCTTCTGGTTTGGTCCGGTCCCATTTGGCTTCCTTGATGGAAGCCAGCACGGTCGAGCCGTCTGGAATAGGGTCCATATTGCCGCCGCCGGGCGCTTCATATTCACCTGCCTGCGTGGGTTGCTTGGAGAGATCTTCTCCGGTTGATGTGCTCCAAAATGTCATTTGTTATTCTCCTAAAAAAAATCGTGTAGGCGGCCCAAGCCTGCCATTAACCCTAAATTCCAAGACTCCCTCAGATCAGGTTCGTCATTTCCATAAGGGCATGGAGGCCTATTTATGTAGCCAAACCCCCAAGCGTCGGCAGAAGCTGAGAAGCCTATATCGTAGGCTTGGTCCAAATCAGCTTCATTCGCCTTTGCCAACTTCTCCTCCCTCAACCCCTTCCGTCTTCATGTCTTCCCAGCCCGGCGGAATACCAAGCGCCTCTGCAAGCGGGTTTTCACCTTCAATGAAGGGTAGCGGCTCAGTGATGCCAAGCCCGTTCTTGGATACGCTGGCAGCGCTTGAATGACAGACAAACTCGCGGTCGCCCGTCGAGATAACTTGTTTGCGTTCGCCTTCATCGCCGCGCAGCGCCATCGCAAGGCGCACGTAACCGACAAGGTCAACGTCCTCGATATATGGTGGAATTGATTTGCCACCGAGCCGCAAAGAGTAGCGCTGATAATCATCAGCATCTGGTGGGCGCACAGTCTCAAGGTCAGCATGCGCAATGAAGATCACCGCCATGCCTTTATCGTTTAAAGCCGCAGCAGCACGCCTCACACGGTTGTGCATTCCGGTCAGCGCTTGATAGCCAGCACCATAACCGCCCATCGCTGTCGCAAGCGTCTTGGCGCGCCCGTCTTGCTCAAGAATGTCGCGGGTGAAAATCTCCTCAAGACGAGATACGCTATCGATCACAACGGTGGAGTAGTCATGTTCTTCCGTCGCAAGCGCAATCAGCTGGTCAAATAGTTCAGCGCCGGTCTTCACGACAGGAAAGACATCAGGCGCATCAATCTTTTGGCTGATACGGCCAACACCGTCCTCGGCACGGATGAAAATAGGTTTTGGGAAAGTTGCCGCTAAAGAGCTTTTGCCTTCGCCCGCCTGACCCACAATGGTCAGAATTGGCGCACGGCGCTGCGGCTTAGAGATAGACTCTAAAATACTCATATTGTTACCTCATTGGGCATCGCTGGCAGGGGACAGCTATTAACACCTGCTGATGCTTGACCTATGCGACTAAAGCTGTATTGTCAACCTAGATTTAGTCGAAAAGGTGAATAATGACAACTGATGAGGCAAAAAATCTGCTTGACCTCAGCGTCCGCGAGCTTGCGGAAGCTTTAGGCATTACTGAGCAGGCGGTGCACCAATGGGATGGTGAGGTTCCAGAGCTTCGAGTTTACCAAATCCGCGAGATATTGGAGGGCCAAGAGTGATCGATCTTCACGGTATTGCCCGTCAATTTGGCGGGGAGGTTCGGGGGCAGACAGCCAAGATTCCTGGCATTGGACACAGCGCAAAGGACCGCAGTGTTACCATTACAGATGACCCTAATGCGCCAGATGGGTGTCTTGTGCATTGCTTTGCAGGAGACGACCCGCTTGCCGAAAAGGACCGTCTGCGCGATGCCGGTTTCCTGCCGAAGCTTGGCGAGGGTAAGCGCCGCGAGTTGTCGCCTGCGGAAAAAGAAAGCCTAAAACGTGAAAACGAAGAGCGCCGGGTACGCGAGGAGCAGGCTCGTTCGAACGCGACGCAGGACGCGCGCAAATTCTGGGATAGCTGCGAGCCTGCAAAAGAGGACCACCCTTATCTTATAAAGAAGGGTGTCGGCGGTGGAGGCTTACGCCAGAGCGATAGCGGGCTGCTGGTCGTTCCAATCAAGTCAGCTGGCGAAGTACAGAGCACGCAGACAATCAGCCAGCATGGTCGCAAACTGTTCTTCAAGGGCGCGCCAATGCAAGGCTCTTTCCCTGTCGGCATTGGGTTTGGCACCGAGGAGTTTGTCTGCGAGGGCTACGCTACCGCTTACAGCGTCTGGGACGCTTTGGTTAAGCGCGCACATTGCGCATTTTCATTTGGCAACATGGAAAAGATCGCCAACGAACTAATCAAACGGGGCCGCAACATCGTGCTGGTGGCCGACACCGGGAAGACTGGTCAAGACTTGCAGGACATTGGCGATAAGCTTGGCGTCCCGGTTGTCCATCCGCGCACTGATATTGATATGCCGGCCGATAGCGATGGCGTTGTCTCGCGCGGTACAGACTTCAATGACCAAGCGCAGGTTTTTGGCGCCGATGATGTACGAGCATCGATTGACGCTCAACTTCTGTCTTACCGCGAGGCCCGTGCATCCGAAGCCGATCCAGAAGAAGATGCTTGCCCAATTGATTTATGGGCAGCGCCAGCCCCGCCAGCGTTGCCGCGAGGCTTGCTCCCTGAGGTCATTGAGGACTTTGCGTTTGAGAACGCCAAGCAGACAGGGATTTCAGCAGGTGGGTTTGCAATATCTGCTTTGGTGAATTGTGCTGGCGCAATAACCGATGAGATTAGGATTAAGGTTCCCCGCTACGAAGACTGGACGGAGCGCGCCTGCTTATGGGGGATGCTTTACGGAGCACCGAGTGTAAAAAAAACGCCGGTTTACAAAAAGGCCACCAAGTTCCTGATAGGCAAGAGCCAGAAAATGGAAAAGGAGTATGGCAGAAAGCTACTGGATTGGCAGGAGGATGGCGGTATCAAATCGGGCGATCCAAAGCCGCCCAAAAAGAAAATAGTCATAACCAACTTCACGAATGAAATTGCTCTCGAGCTTGCGGCTGACAATCCTCGCGGAATGTGTGTTTTCGCCGATGAGCTTGCGGGCATTTTTGCTCGGCTAGAGGGTTACAATGCAGGTGATAGCTCGATGTGGCTCGAGGCGTATAATGGGGGCTATCAGTCGGTAGATAGGAAATCTTCACCTGCCCAATCTGCTGAAAATTTCTCGTTTTGCATTTTGGGCGGGACCCAGCCCAACAAGATGAAAAAGCTTCGAGAGAAGGTTTCCGATGACGGAATGCTCCAGAGGTTCATTCCGGTGGTGCTGCAAAACACGCACAAGGCCATCGATGCAGAGGCTCCTCCTGTGAACGAGCGCTTTTATGAACTCTTAGGTGAGCTGCTTGATCTAAAGCCAGGCGGAACCTGCAATTTTTTTAAGAAGCCACTCCAATTTAGCGAAGAAGCACAAATTGTCCGTGAGGCGTTCACTGATCGCTTGTTTGAGGATGCCGAGCTGTTTGATGACATAAACAGCGGCTTTGCGAACCATCTGCGCAAGCATGAGGGCCTATTCCCTCGCATGTGCCTAGTCTGGCACTGTGTGGAGCACGTCGGGGGTGAAATGCCGGTTATAGTCGAAAAGGGAACAGCTGAGCGGGTCTCAAGGTTTCTTGAAGAGTTCGTTCAGCCCCATGGTTTCTGCTTTTATGAAGATCTTGCAGGCATCACGGAAGAAGAAAATCCAGTCAAAAGTTTGGGTTCTTACATACTCAGCAAAGCGGTCGATGAGTTCAGCTTAAGAGACGCCATGCAGCAATGCACGAAGTTTAGAAAGCTTGATAAATTCGCTCGCGAAGAAACGTTGGGGCAGCTCGAGGCAAGGCTCTGGATCGACAAAATCAAGGGTCCAAGAGCCGACAGCCAATGCTTCAAGGTTAACCCAAGAGTACATGAGATGTATGCAGAACGTGCCAAATCGGAGAAAAAAAGGAGGCAGATCGCAGCCAAAAAGCTGCTCAGCCTCCAGAAAGTGTTACCAAGTGTAGATAAATGACGTTCATAAAAACATGGCTTTATGTGAACGAACAAACCGAAGTGTTACCGAATGTTGTACGTGACGACGAGACATTATAAATTCTTTCTTTTTTATCGTTAAACAATAAGAGCCTATTTTTACAAAGAGCGAAGGCCCCCCCAAACACGGTCACAGTCGGTAACACTTCCAGTTAAGAGTGACTCGCAATTAGAGGCATGACAAGGAGAATTTGGAAATGCGCAGTGTTTTTGAAAACAGCGACAAGGAAAGGTGGCGGGCTTTGGTTGAAAAGCTCACAGTTCAGGAAAAGGGGTTGCTGCTAAAACTCTTTGCTCGCACCAATGAGGGTACATACCGCAGGGGCTTTCAGCATGGGGATTTTGCGGCAAGCGAACCAAGGCTCAGGCAAAAGCCAGATGTCATTACTCGATGGCGCTTCGACACAAAGCTGGATACAGCTCGCGAACCTATCGGGGTGCAGTCAAAAGTTTTGTCAAAATGGAGCAGCACTTCTGCTGTCGAAAGGTTCTGCATGGAGTGCAATGATCTATCCACATGGCTTGGGGAGAATTTTGATGAGTGAAGATGAAGCTAAAATTGAGCGGCTTGCAAACTTCGGGCAATCGATGATTAACATTTACGACTGGGCTCAGGATGCTGAACTGATTGAGGTCGATGCGCTTTGCTGGTTCGTCAAAAATATTGAATCTAGCAGAGGCTGGGATGAGCCTGAACTGGAAGCTGATGGCCAACCAGACCCCGACGGTTGGATCGAATGGAATGGCGGTGAGTGCCCGGTTGATGGTGACGTGATGGTTAAGACCAACTTGCGCAATGGAGCGGTTTGTGGCTTTGATCGGGCCAAGAGTTTTGACTGGGCACATGATGGTTATCCCGATTTGGCCTTCGATATCATCGCCTATCGAATTGCGGAGGATCAATCATGAGCACATTTGGAATTGAATATCGCCACATGGGGACAACGTATTTCATTCCCGTGCCCGCAGCCAAAAGTTTCGAGGATGCAGAAAATCACATTCGCAGCGCTCGCTTTAACGGTGAGGCTCAGGAGGTTGTGGCCAGTATGCCAGTGCCAGGCTGGATGGGTAAAGCGTTTGGGTGGAAGCAATGAGGTTCCGGTTCAAGCGCAGCACCGCTGATAAGCACTCACAGACTGGTCGTACCAAAACACGGTTCGCATGGTGGCCGCGAAAGCTTAGCAATGGAACATGGGTATGGCTTGAGAAGTTCAGTCGCAGACGGCACTACCGAGTTTATGGGTCAGCAAATCACTTGAAAGGTAAAAACTGATGGCGAAACGTAAACGCAAAACACGGCGCAAAGCAGTAGCAGCTTTAGCGGTATCGGAAGCCCCAACGCCCGAGCAGCTAACCAACGGCAACCATTGCCGGGATTTCGTAACCCACGCCGAAACAGCCACCAAGGTCATGACCTACCGCAACCAAGGTCTCATTGCCCGATGGCACAAGTCAGGCAAAATCACAGACCTGCAACTCAGCGTCATCGAGCGGATGGAAGAGCTATGGTTTAAGGTTTATGGCCTCCAGAAGCTCACAGGAAGCTACTCAGAGCCTCTCTCAGCGGGTTTTGATGGTCAGGGGGCCGATGAGCGCCTTTTGGCCCTGAGAAACGATCTGAGGCGAATTGAGGGGCATTTCGCAGGTGTGCAGCCGTGGTACTCAGTGTTCGAGAAGGTTTGCCGGTTCGGTATGACCGGGCCTGAGGCCTGTGAAACTAGTCAAGTTACAGCTCGAGCCTCGCGTGACCGCGTGCTGGTCATTGTGCAGTTTGTGGCCGATTTTATTGCAGCGAAGGAGGGAATGTGATGGCGTTGGATTTATTAACCCAAGCAAGCTTCTCGGTTATTTTAATTTGTTTTTGGATGGTTGTTTCACGCGTTACCAAAGGCAACACATCAGGGTTCTGGGGTGGCGTGTTGGATGGTTTATTAGGCGCGTTAGTAATTTCTGGCATAACGGTTGCCGCACTTTTAATTCGCAACACTTGACATTCGGGCCGAACTGTGTAACGCATCCGTCAAGGTTAGAAGTGCGTCTGGAAAAGGCGCTTGGAAGGTTCGGATGTAAAATCACCAATCAGAATTATGCAAGCTTGAGCAAGAGCAGGTCAAAAGGTTATTCGCAGAAGGCGGTGATTTTCGGACTATTGCCGCCCGCTCTGGTGAGGCTGTCTACGGTAGCATCAAGATGATGAGCGACGAAGAGCCGCAAGATGTCACCATAACAGATTATTGAGATACTGCGGCGGCGCTGATGGAAGCGCTATACGTAAAGGGCTGAAGTCAAGCACCGGACGAACGGGAAACCGTTGAAGCGTTCACCATCGGCTATGGGCTTAGTGTCATGTTGGTGAGAAATAAGCCCATAGCCGGTATCAAGCCCGGCCCGCAGTTAGAGATTTGGAGATACGCGGGGAGCCGCTGCCTTGGAACGGCGGTGCTTTCCAAGGAGCAAATGGCGACTGCCAGAAATTCCCCGCGTTACAAGTTAACCAACGCGGCGGCGCTACCTCCCACGCAGGGATGATGCCCAACCGTAAGGCGGCCTTAGGTCTTCCGCCAAATGGCATGCTGTCAATTTTGTGCCACATATTTACACCAACACCCTACCAAGGTAACCCGTCCGAGCACCTGACGTAACACTCAACGATGTACGCCAAAGCGGATACACTAAACACAGCGATCAGCGCTGCTCGTGACGGGTGATGTTATTCGAGGCTAGATACACTGCTTCCAAATGCCGCCAATCGTGCCGAATTCACGGCGATATTCAATACGGCTGCCAGCCTCATTGGGGTAAATGCTAAAAGCCAAGGAAACGGCACCGTAATTGTTTTTAATCAAAACAACCCTAGACCCATCACCGCGCTCTAATGCGCTCGTGTTGTTCTTATTCGCAAGGCAAAATGCAACCTCGCTTTGACTGCGCTCTGAAAACAATGTTTCAGTAGCAGGCCTGTCCAAAACAGATTGAGTGGAAGCACAGCTCGCAAGCAATGCCGAAGCGATAAATACACTGAGTTTTTTCATAATAAATGCGCACTAGCATAATTCAAAGTCCCGGTCAATGATTGGAGATACACCATGGGCCTAACTGCAAAGCAGGAAGCCTTCGCTCAAGCCATCGCAAACGGAAGCAATCAAACAAACGCATATCGTTTAGCTTACGACTCTGAAAATATGACTGATAAGTCAATTTGGGAAAAAGCATCTGAGCTCGCTGCTAGCGTCAAGGTTTCTGAAAGGATTGATACTCTCAAAGAACGCCTCTCTGAAAAGCAGCTTTGGACCCGTGAGGAAAGCGTTGAAGCGCTTAAAAAAGTCCTCGCAACTGAGAGCCATGGTGCTCTTGTCAGCGCGGTCAAAGAGCTTAATGCAATGCACGGTTTCAACCAGCCAACCAAATTGGATGTCAACCTTGGCGGCGAGGTTGAGTTAAACACATCGAAGATGTCAGATGAGGCTCTGGCTGAAATGTTGAATGCGGCTAAACCCCAATAGCCTGATCGCTGCGGAACAAGATTACTGCGGTAGGTCACTATCCAATTTCATAAAAAGCGCGTGGCCGCATATCGACCCGCAGCCCTATGTCCATGGCTGGCATATGGAGGCAATCACCGAACACCTAGAGGCATGTGCTAAGGGCGAGATCACCCGCCTTCTCATCAACATTCCTCCCGGTACATCTAAATCGACAAGCACTAGCGTTTTCTTCCCCGCATGGCTTTGGGGGCCATTCGGATGGCCAGGCGCGCGCTTCATTGGAGCCAGTTACGAGCAATCCCTGGCAACGCGCGATAACCGCAAGGCGCGCATGCTGATAGGTAGCGAGTGGTATCAAAAGCATTGGCCGGTCAATCTGGTCAGCGACCAAAACGAAAAAACCGGATTTGAAAACGCGCATCAAGGCTTTCGACAGTCTTGCGCGGTTAAATCCATGACAGGTAAGCGCGGTGATTTCATCATTTGGGATGACCCGCTTTCGCCAGAAAAGGCATATTCAGAAACAGAGCGCGATACGGCAAACAGGGTTTTCGCTGAGACCCTACCTACTCGCCTCAACAGCCCAGAAAAGTCAGTCATCATCATTGTGATGCAGCGGCTCCACGAAAACGATGTCAGCGGATACTTGCTTTCACGCGACCTTGGATACGATCACCTCTGCCTCCCAATGGAGTACGAGGTTGAGCGCAAATGCGTCACCTCCATTGGCTTCAAAGACCCACGCAAAAAAGAGGGTGAGCTTTTATTCCCCGAGCGCTTCCCCCGTGAAGTGGTCGACCGTGACAAGGACGTCATGGGTTCGTTCGCAACGGCGGGTCAGTTTCAGCAGCGACCTGTGCCCCGTGAAGGCGGCATGTTTAAGCATTCGTGGTTCAACGTAGTAAACGCTATCCCAGCCGGCACAAAGTTTGTTCGTGGTTGGGATTTGGCGGCAAGCACAAAGTCAGACAGTCCTTGGACCGCTGGCGTAAAGATAGGCCGCACACCTGATGGCCGATACATCATCGCAGACTCACGCAGAGAGCGGGTCAGCACACCAAGGCAATTCATCCAGAACACGGCTTCCCAAGATGGTGAGACCGTGTTCATCAGCTATCCTCAGGATCCGGGGCAGGCTGGTAAGGACCAAAAACAAAGCATCGCAAAGGATTTGGCAGGGTACAAGTTCCGCTCCACACCAGAGAGCGGGGACAAAGCAACCCGCGCTGAACCTCTCGCTGCACAAGCAGAAGCGGGGAACGTCGATGTTCTTAAATCTGATTGGAACGCAACATATCTCGACGAGATGTGCGCCTTCCCGTTTGGCAAGTTCGCTGACCAAGTGGACGCATCCAGCCGAGCCTTCAACGAATTGGCTGCGCCTAAGGCGAGGACCACTACAACTACTGTGTCGGGGCTCATATGACGGTTGAGACCTACCATCCCTATCTAACCACCGCGCGCCGTCAGGACTATGAGCGCTGCGAGGCCTCCATTGCAGGCCGCTCTGAAATCAAGAAGGAAATGCAGACCTATTTGCCCATGCCATCCGGCTTCAAGGGTATGGATGACGGCGGTGTGGCCAATTACGAAATCTACATCGGCCGGGCGCAATTTCCTGAATTCATGGCGCCTACCGTCTCTGCAATCGTGGGCATTATCCATGGGGACGGCATTGTCATTGAGCTTCCTGATGGGCTCGAGTACCTGCGCGAAAAAGCAACTGAGAGCGAGCTTACTCTAGATGACTTCCATCGCCAGATTACATCGCGTCTTACCGGCATTGGTCGCTACGGTGTTCTTGTCGACGCACCTGATGATGGCGGAGACCCTTATCTTCTTGGCATTGATGGCCAGAAAGTCATAAATTGGGACGAAGACTTCTATGTCATCGACCAAAGCGGCTATGTGCGGGGCGGCTTTAATTGGGAAAAGGAAAAGAGCTATCTTGTCCTTGAGCTGGACGGCACTCGCTATGTGCAAACCCGCTACACGGGCGAAAGCCTAGCAGGCGAAGAGATTGACGTACGCGGCGTTGGGGCGCGCGTCCTAAACGAAATACCGTTCCACATTGCCAATGCGGTCGACGTGGTGCCGGATATCATCTCGCCGCCTCTTATTGGCGTGGCGGATGCAGCAATATCCAATTACCAGCTCTCTGCGGATCACCGCTGGCAGCTTTACATGTCTGGGCAGGAGACGCTTTTCGTCATCAATGGCGAGGCACCTACAACCGTCGGAGCAGGTGTTCTTATTGGACTACAGGGGTCACCTGATCTTACACCAGATGCTAAATACGTAAGTCCGTCTTGCTCAGGTATCGAGGCCCATGAGCGCGCCATTGAGCTAGGCAAGCAATCAGCCGCTCATGCTGGCGCGCGTCTCTGGCTTAGCGAGGATTCGGGCCAAGAAAGCGGATACGCCAGAAGTCTACGGATGAAGTCAGAGACGGCTTCTATCCTTACAATTGCAAACACTTCATGCTCCCTGCTCGAGCGCGCCTTGAAGAGCGCTGCGATTATGACGGGGGCCAACCCTGATGATGTCATCGTAACGCCGCCGAAGAGCCTCATGGACCAAACCATGACGCCAACTGAACTTGCCGCGCTTTGGGGCGTGGTTGAGGCAGGCGGTCTATCGCATCAGACATTCTACGATCGCGCCCAAGAGGGCGGGCAGGCCGATTCCGAACGTACGTTTGAGGAAGAACTTGCGATGATCGATGCCCAACCAGAGGGCGAACCAGATAGCGTCGTTTGACGTTTAACCCGGCGGGCAATGCTCGCCAATCCAAAACCAACCGCGTCAATGACGCACAAAGGAAATGTCAATGACATTGCAAGCTGTATTGAGCAATCTAGAAGGTGTATCTGAAGAAAACAAAGCCCTGTACGTTGAAAAGGACGACAAGTTCGTTCTCGACATCACGGGCATTGAAAACCATCCCGACATCACCCCTCTCTCTAACGCCTATGAGCGCACCAAAACGGAACTGAAGTCTGCCAAGAGCGACCTCTTTACCGCGAATGACAAGCTCAAGGGTCTACCAGAGGATTTTGATCTCACTGTCTGGAACAAGGCAAAGGATGGCCCAGAAGATGCTTCAGCGGCCATTGAGGCTGCTAAGATCGAGGTGCGCAAAGAAATGCAATCCGAGGTCGATGACTGGAAAGGCCAATTTCAAGGCCTTCAAGGCACCATTCGTTCAACCACTGCTGAAAATCAGCTTACCGATGCGCTGACAAAGGTTGGCGTCACAAACGAGACCTTTCTCAAGGCTTCTCGCAGCGTTCTAATGCAAGACGTGAAATTCACCGACGAAGGCGCGCCGTATTTTGACGGCAAGCTAGGCCCGATGGATCTTGCTGACCACATTGGGCGCTGGGCAAAAGAAGATGGGAAAGACTTCATCACTCCACCTGTAGGCGGCGGCGCAAAGCCGGGCTCTAAAGGCGGGTCGAATACACAAACTCCACAATCATGGTCCGACGCAAAGACACCGGCAGAAAAAGCCGCGTTTCTGAAAGAGCGGGCTGAAGCTTAAGAAAGGAGCGCCCCATGGCACTCTCTAATATGAAAGTCTTTGAGCAGTACGCGTACGGCTCAGCAACCGAAACCATCCAACAACAAACAGAAGTCTTCAACGGGGCATCCAATGGAGCTATCGTTCTTGAGGGCTCTGCAAATGAGGGTGACTATTCCTCAGAGACCTTTTGGCAAAACATCGCTGGCCTAATGCGCCGCCGTAATGCCTATGGCACGGGCGCAGTTGCTGGCGTGCCAATCTCGCAAGGTGACGAAACCACCGTCAAGGTCGCTGGTGGTACACCTCCGATTGAGTTCAATCCATCGCAGCTGACGTGGATCCAAAAGTCTCCTGAAGAAGCTGGCGTCGTTATCGGCGAACAGCTCGGCAAGGGTCTTGTGGTTGATTACCTCAACTCTGCAATTCGTGTCGCGGTGGCTGCTATCGGTAATAATCCTGATATGGTTACAGACGTAACGGGTGCTGCTGCATCTCGCGCTGCGCATGTTACGGCGGCTTCGAAGTTTGGCGATGCTGCTTCGCAGATCGGTGTTTGGGTCATGCACTCCAAGTCCATGCACGACATCTATCAAGAGAACGTGGCCAACGGCTCGCGCCTCTTTGAAATCGGGAATATCTCGATTGCTGAAGATGGCTTTGGGCGTCGTTACATGATGACTGATAGTCCTGATCTGGTGGATACGGTTCCGGCGACCCCCGTATATCGCACGCTGGGCCTGTCTTCGCGCGGCGTTGTTGTCGAGAGCAATGGCGACCTTTACTCTTCGGTTCAGGAAAGCCACGGCGACGAAAACATTGGCCGGACCATGCAGGCTGAGTACACCTTTAACGCAGGCGTTAAGGGTTACACATGGGATAAGGCCAACGGCGGTGCTTCACCGAACGACGCCGCCCTTGCTACCGGCACGAACTGGGATAAGGTCGCGACAGATAACAAGAATACCGCTGGTGTTCTTCTTCTGAGCGATTAATCCTAGTTAGAAATTAAATTGGGCGGGCTTCGGTCCGCCCTTTTTATAGGAGTGCCTATCATGAAAACTGCATACCTTAAGCACCCGGTTTCGGCTGAGAAAAAGGCCGAGTATCGCGACAAGGGCTTTTGCATTGTCGACGTTGCCTATGCGCCTGAAAAACCCGAGGCCGATGATTTTGTCGAAGGCGCAGAGAAGCCAAAGAAGCCTGCTAAGAAAGCGGCCAAGAAAAAGGCTGACTGATGGCCCAGACACCATTCACAGCAGCCGACGGCGTGCAAACCTACTCCGGTAGGGTGTGGCCTGAGAGCGGCATCACAATGACGGTGAACCCAGGCACGGGGTCCGTTCAAGTCGAGGTCTTGCATGACAAGGCGGGCTCTGAATGGATCACCGACGGGGGCTCTTACACAAGCACCCAAGCCTACCGTCTTCTACCACCACACGGCACAGCTTTTCGCGTCACTGCGACCGGCAACGCCACATTTAACGTGCATGGGATCTAAATAGTGGCGATTCTCTTTCAGACTAACGGTATTGCCTTGGGTGACGGCTCCGGTTCTGGAGGGGCGCCCACACAGGCACAGGTTAACGCAGCTATCGCGGGGAATCCGCAGATCGCAACAGACGCAGAGGTTGCTCTGCTTCTAGGCACGAAAGCTGACCAGACAGCACACGATGCTTTGGTTGCTAACAACGCCACTCAGGGCGAACTTGACGCGGTTGAGCTTAAGATTGACGACCACATTGCCAATCACCCAGACGTGAAGCTGCAAAGCGTTTCGCGAAACCCGGACAATAGCCTTGTGCTCACAATGAGCGACACAAGCGTTATTGTTGTGGGTGCAGCAACAGCTGTCGTTACGACAGAGACAGACCCAGTTTATCTTGCCGATAAGCCTAACATTGCACTGAAAAGCGAGCTTCATGATGGCACCGCGCAGGATGCGGAGATTGCGCTTAAGGCTGATGATGCAGATCTCGTAGCAGAGACTGCCCGTGCGACAGCTGCTGAGGCCACTAAAGAGTCGCTTCTACCAACCGGACTGGGGCAGCAATACCTGCGCCGAAATGCAGCTGATGATGGCTGGGATTTGGTTGATATTGAGATCAACTCGAGCAACACTTTGTCTGGCCCTGGCGCACCCGCAGCCTCAATTGGCGAGGATGATTTCTATTACCAGCAACTTGATGCAGCTAAGGGCGTCAATGACATCTGGGGTCCGAAGGCCGCTGGTGCTTGGCCTGCACAGGCTGACTTTAAGAGCGCTGATCCTGAAGAGCTAACCCAAGCTCAAGCAATAAGCGCCACTGGCCCGGATTACACGGCGCAGGGCATTGTAAGCGCCGAGCGCCTTGATCAATGGGGCCGTTCGCGCAGGGTTCGCCGCGTTTTCAATGTAAGTGCGCCATTTGATTTTAACGCATTGAACTATGCTGATCGAACAGCGGTCTACATCCGTAACACCAATAGCTCTTCTGGTATTGCAATAACTTATGGTGCGGGCGGCGCGAATACGCTGAACTTGACGAATGCCGCAGGCGCATCAGGGAGTGTACCTGGAGCAGATAGCTTCACTCTACAGCCTCTTGAGATTCTCGCCATCGAGAAAGATGGCGTTGATGTCCACGCGTCAGTTTTCCCTGCCGAGAGAATCCGTTATTTTGATGACTATGGGGAAGCCAACTCAGCGGCTCCAGTGGCTCACGATGCTCTTGTTGTTATTCGTGCAACAGAGGAAATGTTCGCCCGTAAAACCACCCTCGATGGAATACCTTTCCCTGTTGACGGGCAGCCGAACGATCATTGGTTCAAAATACCGGGCGGTATTAGTGTGCGGTATCCGGGTGACACTGGCGCTCAGCTAGCTGACTTCGATAACGTTTATTACTTGGATGAAGCGGTTGGCGCGGTTCCAACTGCTGCGCTTGGCAAGGAATACACCACAAGCGTTATTCAGGCCAATGTGAGCGACACTGAGGCGGTCAAAAACGCTGCCAAAGCTGTTGTCTCCCATTATCGCGCAGTCGATACTGGATCGGGGCCAGTTTGGATTGAAACCCGCACGCCCACCAATGACATTCTATTGAACCAATACATCAGGCAAGAGGACATTGCGGCAGCGGGCGGTGAATGGGTGGACATTGGCGGCGGTCTGGAAATCCGGGCTGGCGGTGATAACAACGTTGTAAACTTTCCTCGGCTACGGGCGAGCGACAATGTGGAAAAAATGATCCACATTGAAGACTGGTATCAGGTCAACGCCACATCTGAGCCGACAGGATATGAAACCCGCATCGAGCGTCTGGCTGTTGGGGAAGAGTGGAACCTAAGAGAAACTACTGTTCACAATTTGAACGCTGGCTATGTTCACTTTAGTCTCATTTCCGATGTCAGAACGGGCCGTGAATGGCTTGTGACTTACACTGTGCAAGCTGGCGATGCGTCAATCCTGTTGAGCTACACCTATCGCGGCGGTGATATTTTTGCAGTTCCTGATGCGACTACGGTTCGTGACACTGTGGCAATCACAGCCAATGGCGGTGCGGTCAATGTTCTCGGCGGAGCGCTGGCGCACACAGGCACACCAAACGGCGTGACCGTAGAGGTTCCTGCGGGCCAACAATTACTCGACGTAACAGCTGATAGCGGCGCAACGGCAAGCATTCGAGATAGACCTACCGGATTGGTGGAAGTCAGTGTGCCAGTGGGGACAACCGGCACGATTGATCTAACTTGCACATTTCAACCCGTAACAGCGTATAGTCAAGCCAACACGGGTGGTATCGGGACAACTCTCGGCACGCTGGCTGATATTGGTTTTGTGATGCAAGACGGCGATGAAATTCTATTGCGGACTGACTTGGGCGTAATTGTGGCTCTTTGGGACGGTACTAATGCGCTCGGCTCGGTGCGACGCAATGACGGTGTGCAAAACACGGTGATTTTCACGCAGTCGGGAACTGTTCTTAGGATGCAAGGACAGACTAACAGCGGGTCTCGCCGATGGTTGAAGGTAGTGCGGTAGATGTTGCGTGCCTTGCCCGCTCTAGCATCAACCCAAGATCCTCTACGAGAAATCCCGATAACGGGAAGCGGCGGGGATCGGGCAGAAGCGCCGATAGGCATCCCGCATTTTGCTTATGATGGGAGTGCGAGCACCTACGCTCGATTCGACAACGCAAGCTGGCAGCAGCACACATTTAATTTTGAACAGCATTTCGTCACGCACATCATTGTACGCAACCGCAATTATGAGGGCGGCTCGCTTACCTTGAGCATTGCCGGTCAATCGCACGCAGCGGGCGGCGCAAACACCGACAAGCGAATCGATGTGAATGCCATTGCTCAGAGCGTGGCGTTTTCCGATCATACGGGCGGACGCAATCGGCTCTATGATCTGCGGGTTTTTGGCCACAAGATTGAACCTGCACCGTATGTGCCGCCTGTAATTGTCGAGGAGCCAGAGCCCGCCAACGTCACGCAGTCAGTGACTTTGGTTGAGGCTGGGCCAGCTATCGGTCAAGCTTACGCCACAGACTGGGCGGATGGCAGCATTCAGCAAAGCACGCTGAACGGAATTGCCGATAGAACAAGTGAATGGGGCGCGCTAATTCAAACCGATCCAGCTAACGTCAACACGCTGGGGACGGTTGGTTATTTTGCGCAGAGTGCTTTTGATTTCTGGGCAGGTGTTACTGATCTATTTAATGCTGGCGAGCCGCCCGCAGCCATGGTTGAGCAATTCAATTTGTGGCGCGATTACACGACTGCACAGGCAGGCAGGCAGTTTAGTGAAATGCAGCCCATAGATATTTGGTTCCAAGCACAATGAAGTCTCTGATCTACCTAAGTGCCTCTGTCACGCCTGCAATAGCAGTAGCGGACACCAGCTTCGACATTGCTTTAGCCTGTGCTGGCGGAGCGGTGATTAGCGCTATCTTTAAGTACCGCGAGGCGGCAAGCGGCAACAAGCACGATAAGATCGCGGTGGCTGATGCTGTTCTGGCAGCAGCGTGCGGCATGACGGTGGGCTGGTTTGCTCATCCTATTGGCGTTGGTGTCATCGAGCGCTTTGCAGGCTTCACAGTGTCTGCTGCGCTTGCCGCTCTAGTGCTGTCGTTGCTTGGGATTAAAATCGTAGAGTTGGTGATGTCTGCGGACATCAAGTCTCTCCTACCGGGCGGAAAAGGGAAAAAGAGTGGTTGAGTTTCTGTACACGATTGCGGTCAATTCCGTGATGTCGGTTAAGGCTGTTCTACTTTTCATGGTGGCCATGATTGTTCTTCAAAGCGACTATTTCAGCCACCGGCGCAAATGGAAAATTGGCTTTCTTGTTTCAGCGGGATTAACCTTTCTCGGCGTAACCGGCGACATTTTGGATGGCACAAGCACGCTTGGCGAGCTGCGCACATGGTCGCTGCTGCGTCATCTTGGGATCACATCTCTACTTTTCTGCGCACTAGGAATGCACTGGGATAAATTCGCCCCAATCTTGTTTGATGGGTCAAAGATCTTTGACAACAAGTTCATGCGCAAGCTGCTGCGCTACGAGCACGACTAATGTACGAATACGAAGCGCGACTGCTAGAAGGAAGTAGACATCCTGTTTACGACGCTGACACTATCAAGGTGGGCGTTGATCTGGGCTTTGGTATCTATTTCAATATGGGCTCTTGCCGTCTTTATGGAATCAATGCTCCTGAGGTTCGTGGTGATGAACGGGAGCGTGGAATTGCGGCGCGGGATTATGTGAGAAATATTCTCATGCCGCTCGATAAATTTGTCATTCGCAGCCACAAGCATGCTAAGGGTAAGTACGGTCGGTATCTGATCGAGGTTATTCTCCCTGACGGACGTAACCTCAATGAGATGCTTGTCGAAAACGGATATGCAATCAAAAAGGAGTATTGATATGACGGAAGCTGATAGTAAGCGGGTTAGCCTCCAACGCATCGCTGACCAGCTGGCATGGAAGAATCGCTTTGACTTCTGGTGCAAGACTGGGACTTGGCCTGATGATGGTCAGCCAAGTGTGCGCTCTGGCGGCACACCCCCATTCCCCCCACCAGAGGATCCTTGAGGACTCAAGGAATGACCAAACTTCTTGCTATGATACAGGCTGATCCGTCAGTTTGGCTGATGTTCTTCGGCCTAGGCGTCGCCCTTTTAGCCGCCCCGGTTCTCGTTTCGAAGAACCGTGAGCACCAAGGTGTATCCCTTGTATTGCTTGGAGTTTGGTCATCTCTGACAGTTATTGGTTTTACTGTACCGGCTGTTTCGCAGTGGGCTGCTTTGTTAATAGATATTGCTGCCGGTGCGTATATCTCATCTAAATGGCGGAATGGGGTTGCGGGGGTGGTCACTTTGATGTTTATTCCTATGGTAATGCTTCGGGGAGCAGATATGATTATTCATATGCTGGACCCGAGAACTTTGTTTTTTACTTATGCTTTGCTCGCATGGGCTCAGCTTCTGGCATTCACCTTGGGGGCACGTTTTGACCGAGTTGAGCTATTTTATGATCGCTGGTGTCGCAGTGCTAGGCTGTACGATACTGTGGCGGCTCGGTTGGGTCGCACTCCGTGAATCTATCAGAAGAAGAATTAGACGCCATCGCGGAGCGAGCGGCGGAGAAGACCCTAGAAACCTTGATTGATCACTTCCAAAAGGAGGGCGGTAAGTTCTTCTTTGGTTGGGTCGCTAAGATCCTGTTCGGAGCTGCGATAGCCATCGTGGCATGGGAAGCCGGAAAGCGCGGGATTTAGGCGATGGCAATTATCTCATTTCTTCAGGGACTGGGTGCGACCCACTTATTCACGCTGTCTAACGAAGGCGCATCTGTTGCGCACGATCTAGGAAACAGCGTAGATCCTTCGCGTATTACCGGCGGTGCCTATTCATTTGTAACTCAGCCTGTGTGTTTAGGCCCGACGCATTGCTTAAGAACCACGACCAGCACCAATGAGAGTGTCGACGGCGCAATTATTGATAATCGCAATGACATCAATGGTTCTAACGGTGGGGGCAACGACAACTCTTCATTCGATTATGTCACTGGTACGCGTCAGCTTTTAATGTGGGCTAGCCAGCGGGAATTGTTCAACGTCACCTGCATGTATGAGCAGGGCGGCGGTGTTAATAATTTCGCATTTATGGGTGGTGCGCGCATAACGTTTCAGGCGGCTGACTCGGGTCAGCCATTCTTAATTGTACCAGCCCAGACGCTTTCCCAGCGCAGGCGGGCCACCTTACTTGGCGGGGGCTGGGAACATCACAGTCAACACGCAGGTGCTGGCAATCGGGCTTGGAAAACAGCTAACGGGGTAATTCAGGGCTTCGCGATGCTCAATGGCACGGCTCAGTTCCCTGGCCACTCTGGCGACATCACGATTGGAAACTCTGGAGACAATCTCCAGACGTTCAACAGCAACACATTGACGAGCGAAACCGTCGCTCAAGACACTAACTTCATGGTGATGATCAATAACCCCGGTACCATCGGGGAAGTTTTGCAGGCTGGCGACTTTCTACCAAGCCATCGAGAGTTTTTTGAGCGCACCACTCTGGCTGAGAATGTCATCACTGGCACAGTGGCTCAGCAGCAGGCCGCACTCGATGCTTTAACCGGGACCGTTTTCCAAGACATAAACTGTGCAATCGAGATTAGGCAGGCTACTGACGCCACCGATTACACTCTGACGCTGAACAACATTCAGTTCGTGCAGAACGCCTCTCTGCAAGACATATCTGTGATGTACGTGGGGCCAAACACGCTGACGCTCATCAATGCGGGCGGGTCAAATGCCGAGGTAGTCGCCACCCCAGCTGAGCGTGATCTGGACCTAGGTGCGACTATTCTGCCGGGCGGCGGGACGATTGTTACACAGGGGACGGCTACTATCAATTTCAACGTGTCGTTTGGTGCCGCGCCACCAGCTACATTTGAATGGCGTCTATATGAAGATGATCCAGCGCCGGGCGTCATTGGCACGGTTGAGTTGGCAGGCGCCGAGAACGAAACGCAGCTCACGTTGACATATCAATATCAACACAGCGTCGATGTAGATGCTAAGCTTCAGATTATCGCATCTGGATACAGAGAGGCACTGATTGATACGGTGCTGAGAGCAACAGACCAAATCGTATCTGTCCCCGTCGCGGTGGACTTTAATATCTAAGGAAAAGACATGGCTGAAATTACAAATCTTGCACAGCTTTCTCAATCCACGCAAAGCCGTGATGGCGGGACGCCTGATGGCAACATCTACTTTAACCCGAACGGCACACTTGAGCTGATCACGGTTGAAGAGCTGCCGACTGTGGGCGGCCAGCCAAACCCGCTTACCAATGAAGACGGCATTTCGATGAACCTGCTTTATCGCTTTGAGCGTCAAGAGCGTGGTTCGGATGAGAATTTGCGCGAGTTGGACGTGTTCATTGAGGGTTCGTTTAAGTTTGCCGGTGCCTACAACTTCGTCAATGGCCGTAAGCTTTCTGAGGCTAGCTCAAGCCTGACTAGTGACCGTAGCAAGATTCGTGGCTCCGGTTTCATCGAGTACGCAGCTGGCGGCGGGGGTAACACTCTGGTTGACCGCATTTACTTCGGTGCTCTCGGTACTGGTACGATCCTCGGCTCTACTCAGATTTATGCTCAGAGCGTTGCTGATGGCGCAACCACAGACCTTGCCTTCCAAGGCAATGCCAACGAGGTAACGCAAGCCTTCGGTTCAACTGCCAATGGCGATACTGGTGCTGGCGATTTTGACTTCACTAGCTTCCTTGCTCTGACGTCGCGTACATTCGGTCAAGTTCACGACCGCAAGCTGGCATCAGAAGCCAACGTTAACGAGCTGTCTGGCTTCCTAGGCACCTTCGCGCTTTCGGAAAGCCCCAACGCTTACCACACTGATGCAGGCAACCCGCCGATTGCTGATGTGTTTGGAGGTGGTGCAACCGCTCCTTACTCCACGATGATCTTCGAGACACTGGACGCCGCTGAAGCAGTGCCCGGCTTGATCGACACAGGCACATCCAACCCGGCGACTGGTAATTTCTCGGCCATCATTCGCAACCCTAACGCGGGCTCGCTTGCTGAAATGGTTGCGCTCATGGATGCCTTGAGTATTCAAGATGCAGACATTGATAGCCATGCGACCAACACACGTAATGGTAAGCAAACCGAAACGCTCTACACGCTGGACGCGCAAGGTAACGTGGTCATGCGCCCCGGTATCGTGCTTGAAAACGTGCCGGTCGCTGACCGCTCTAAGGTCCGTTATACCGATGATGCCGCCACCAGCCTGATTTATGAGACGGTTTCGGGCGGCGTTATCGCTGTCGGCACAGCGGCTGCTGGCGATGCAAATGCCTTCTACCACATCTTTGTTCAGGATGGTCCGGGTGGCAATGATTACAACACCCTCAATGCTGAGACCGTGAATGACGCCTCTAATAATCCGCTCAAGGGCTTGGTTGGCGGACTGACAGAAATCCCTTGGGATTTTGCCTATTCAACCAATGCTCAGGGCGGACACACACCCGGCACTGACTTGGTTGTTGTCTGCATCGTAGAGGGCAATGGCGGTGCGACATTTGCTAAGCAGGTTCACACCATCACGGACTCGCCAAGCCAGACAATCACCTGTTCACCAAGTGCGGAGACCAACCAGTAATGGCTAAGAAGAAAACTGCGAAGCCGGAACTTACAAAGTTCCAGAAGCAACTGCTGAAAAATATGATTGGCGGACGCCATCTGTTGCGGCACGGTCATAGTGATCCAGTGCACCAGATGTTGGAAATGGGCCTCATCGAACGGGTGGGGCCTGAGTTTATCCCAACTGACGCCGCTAAAAACCTGGATCTCTAAACGCCATGAGCGTTGCGGTCCCGGTGATCGACCGCATTGATGGACCCACACGGCGCATATTCTTGCGTCAGGGGGTTACCTCGTGGAACCCGGTCGACGACATATACAAAGAAGTTCGCCAGCTAAGGCAGGACGATGAGAGCCTGAGGCAGTTCGATGCTTTTTGCGCTGCAATCCCGCTCAATGATAAGGGCGGTGGCGCATTCACTGAGCGCGGACTGATTTTGCTTGAGGACGAGGATGGAAATCCGACCTTCATCGTGCCGTTTGATGAGAGCGCAATTCACATCATCACCGGCCTTTTGACGAGTAATTTTGGTACGGCAGGGTCAGCTTTGATCGATGACAGCTCTTTGTCTGCGACCAGCAAATACAAGGTTGAATATGCTCCTCCTTCAACATCGGAAACGGTGGTGGTTGAGAAGTTCATCCTAACCGATGAGGAAAAGGCTATGCTGCTGGAAATCTGGCAGCGCCTTGGACTCGATCCTGACAATCCGATGTCGAGTACAGAAGCTCAGATTACGTTTGGTAATGTCACGCTTAACTTAACCGGCGATGGTGTGACGACTAGCACGGTGACGCGTGCCCCATAACCCGCTGAGCTTAACCACGCTGGGGCATTTAGCACCAGAAACTGAAGTTACGGTTGGTGCCAGAACATTCGAGGTTAATCTGCATGCTGGCGCATTGGTTGAGATTGAGCGAGGCCAGTCTGATGTTTTGGCTGAGCAAATGCTCACAGATATGCTAGTAGAGCAGCAAATCACGGCCATCGTTTTTGATGACCTGTTAGATGATGTGGAAATGAACAAAGATGATCGATCTCTCATTATTGACAGGTGATGACGCTGGGCCATGGCTGGTCCAGCACCGCCTAACAGATGGCACATATGCCGACGTGACAATCGGTGGGTATTCGTGCCGGCTGACCTGCCAAGGCGTATCGAGGGCGGTCACAGACATTGGAACGAACGACAAGGGCAACGGCTTTCTTGCCTATCTGACGCCTGCGGAAACCGCAGGGTTAACTGGCGAAACGACAACCCTGGCAGTGCAGATCCGCAACCCTAATCTTGTGCCGCCGCTTAGCCGCGAGAAACACATTAAATTGAAGCTTGAGCAAGGCCTGATAGCTGATGCCTAACGAAAGGATTTATAATGCCTGATAATATTACCGCCCCAGCTGCGGGCACAGCGCTCGCTACCGATGAGATTGGCGGCGTCCATTACCCGCGCGGCAAGATGGCCTTTGGCGACGACGGTGTTGCCACTGATGTTTCAGCCACCAACCCACTTCCTGTGGCGGGCTCATTCAGCGTCACAGGCAGCCTGACTGACGCTGAGCTGCGTGCTGCACCAGTCGCTGTTTCCGGCGCTCTAACCGACGCAGAGCTACGTGCTGCGGCGCTCACGGTTACAGTCGACAATCTGGCTGCGACGCAGACCGTGGATGGCACAGTTGATGTGGGCAATTTCCCCGCTACGCAAACAGTTGATGGCTCGGTTAACGTCGACAACTTTCCGGCCACTCAGGCCGTTAGCGGTTCGGTCGATGTCGGGAACTTCCCTGCCACACAAACAGTTGATGGCGATGTTACTGTATCGGGCACCACGGCTGTTTCAGCTACAGCCCTGCCCTTGCCTGCTGGCGCGGCAACCGAGACCAAGCAAGACGACACAATCGCTGAAATTGCAAAAGCGGTTGTGGCGCGCAACTTCTTCCCGATTACGCCTGCCAACAGCAATCTGGCCACCATCCCAGATAGCATCTACATTGGTGAAGATGGCGACCTTGAAGTGCGCGGGGCTGACGGTAACGATGCAATCTTGCCGGTCCGCGCTGGGCAAACTCTGCCAATCGGCCCAACTCAAGTTCGCACAGCTGGAACGACAATTACCAGCATCTTCGGCCTCACTGTAGCCTAAGGAGCCAGCACATGCTGACAACCTATATAGCCACTGAGATTATCGGCGGCGTCATTACCGATAATATGGTTGTCGAGGATGGCACTGGCATTGATGGCGCAGACAGCTTCATCACGCTAGACGAATTTGAGGCAGCCCACCTTAGATTTTACGGCACAGAATTAGCTGGTGATGATGCTGCAAAAGAGGCCGCATTGCGCCGCGCTTATTTCTACATGAGCGGGCTTGATTGGAAATACACAGCTTGTTTCCCAACATTCGGCGGCACCATTCCGCAGGCCGTTAAGGATGCTCTGGCTATTTTGGCGAACACCGAATTGACCAGCCAAGGCAGCCTCACCCCTAATGTTGTTCCGGGCCAGCAGAAGATCCTGACAAAGGTCGGCGAAATTGGCTGGACCGCCACTGGATCGTCGGGCGTCAATGCGCAACGAAGTGTTGTCACGTTGGCCCTAGATATGCTAGGCCCCTATTTGAATGGAACAGCTGGGTCAGTCAGATACCTCAGACGTGCATAACGTAACATCCTTGCACGGCGATGAAGTTCTTCAACCGAAACCTAATGAGTCGTGCGTCAAGGCACTTCGCGAGCTTCTTGAGAGGGCTAAGAGCGGGGATGTTGTGGGGACTATTTGCATTAGTCTGCATAGTGATGGGCTCGCTTCTTTTTCGATCAATGGCATGGCTGGCCCATACTCACTTTTAGGAGCTGTAGACATGGCCAAAAGTGACCTTCAAGATTTGATGAAAGAGCGTTTTGAGTGAGCGGCGCATCTATAGCGGCAGAAGTTGCCGCAGCACTCAACGATGTGGCTGGTGAAGTCGGCGACGGCTCATTCGCGGTTACGCTTGTACGTTCGACTGGTGGTGAAACCCCATGGGATCGTTTAAACGCCACCGAGCAAACCTTTCAGCTGCCCGCCGCTGTTTTTGAATATAAGCACTCGCAAATTGACGGAACAATCATTCGGATGGGCGACCGCCGCGTAATGGTTGGCGCTGAAGGCGAACGCCCAACAACTGCCGATCTTATGCGGATTGGTGAAACAGATTATTCAATTATCAAGATTGAAGAGTTCGCGCCTTCTGGCGTTCCGCTTTATTACCAGTGCCAAGTGAGGGTTTAATGACCCGCCGCCGCCTACAAAATAGACTGCGGGCTTTGCTGGCAGAATACGACGCAGAAATACAGCGCGCTTTTTTAAGGGCCGCACGGTCCCGCGCGAACAGCATCAACATGCGCGAGCTTACTGAAGCTATTGAGGCTCGTGATCTTAATCGCGCAATCAACATTGCAGGCATTACAAGAGCGGATCTTTTTCCGTTCGATACAAGCATCAACTCAGCTTATGTGGCTGGCGGGCAAACAGTTCCCGCCGCTGCACCAGCATTCGCAGCGACATTCGGTTTTGATGGTCGTGCTGTGCGCGCAACACAGTGGGCGCGTGATCACGTGGGCGGGCTTGTCACGCAAATTGTTGATGATCAACTTGATGCGCTGCGAAACATTATAAGCCAGCAAGTGGCGGGCGGAGAAGCGCCAAGAAAGGCCGCAACGCGCATTGCTGGTAGAGTGGTGAACGGTGCTAGGCAGGGCGGCATTATCGGGCTGTCAGATGCTCAGATAGGGTATTTGGATAATGCTAGAGATCAGCTTGCCAATTTGGATTCAGGTTATTTCCGCCGCACTCTTCGCGACAGGCGCTTTGACAGTGTTGTTCGGCGGGCGATCAAGGACGGTAAGCCGCTCTCGGCTTCGGACATCGATAGAATATCGCAGCGATACTCAGATCGAATGCTTAGGCACCGAGCGGATACAATCGCAAGAACAGAAAGCATAACAGCTCTTCGGGCAGGTCGCAGGGAGGGTATCTTGCAAGGTGTCGAGGCAGGGGCAATTAATCCTCAGCGCCTTCGCCGAGTTTGGAGCGCCACATTAGACAGCAAGACGCGTGAAGATCACGCCGATGTTGATGGTCAGTCAGTTGATGGCATGGAAACGCCATTCGTCATGCCTGATGGGTCTAGACTGCTCTACCCCGGCGATGGTTCGCTAGGGGCTTCTGCTGAGCAAACAGTTAATTGTCGCTGTTATGATGAATATGTGATTGATTGGCTTAGGGGTTGATTCCTCTAGCTTTAAGTATCTGTTTAGCCCATTTCGATTTTGCGAAATTTAGGCAAATTTCAAGTTCCTCTTCTTCACTAATCCAGTCTGGCTCAAGGTTTTTCGCATCGTCCCATCGATCAAAAAGGAAGGCACCTGATTTAAGCCCGCTGAGTCTTCTTTCTTCGATCCTTAGGCTTTTTGACTTCCATTTCGTGAACCCCCATTCCGTTTCTGGAGTGATTTTTCCAAATACGATTTGGATTTCGTTGCGGTCATAAAAACTCCTGTTTCTAGCTAAACGCGGCAAGCGCATTTCTGTCTTGCTGGCCAAGAAAATCTCTAGCTCAGATATACGTTTCTTAAGCGATTTTATATCCGCCCTGGACTTTTTGATTTCGTTGCGGGCTTCTGTTTCTGTCATGCACT